GACTTCGTTTAACATGTCGATGGCCTTCTGCATCTCCTCGGTATCACCGATGGCGATGGTCGCAGGATTGTGGATCATCATCATGGCCACAGGGCTCATGCAGACCTTGGTACCGGCCATAGCAATGACGGATGCCGCCGAAGCAGCAAGGGCGTCGATCTTGACCGTTACGTCATGCGGGTAATCCATCAGCATGTTGTAAATCTGTGCAGCAGCAAAAACATCACCTCCCGGACTGTTGATCCAGAGGGTGATTTTCCCATCGCCGCTATTCAGTTCATCCTTAAAAAGCTGTGGTGTTACTTCGTCGCCGAACCACGTCTCATCGGAAATTTCCCCGTCGAGGTAGAGTGTTCGGTCGCTGCCGAAGGTATCCGGCTCCTCGTTTCGCACCCAGTTCCAAAACTTTCTGGTCATAGTGCCTCCTTGTGTTTTCGCCGGGTGCGCTCACTTTGCTGTGGCTGTTCCGGCTCTTGTTCTGATTCTTCTTGTGTTTCATCCGGTTCCTCCTGTGCAGGCGCTGTAGTTGCAAAGATGCCTGCGTCCTTGAGCTTTGTCATGTTGCCGTTTATGAGATACAGGTCGCCGCCTTCCTCCTCCGGGATACGGTCGAGGTTTTCCAGCTCCCTGATATCGTTGGCGCTCATCCAGCCGTTCTGACGTCCGGTCGCATAGCCGTTCATGCGGCTCTGGTAGTCACCTCGAAGCAGGCCGTCTACATTGAACTTGAAGAAGTATTCCTTCTTTTCATCCAAGGAGAGAAGCGCCCGTTGCATGGACTGTTCCCAGCGGCAGACCCACGGGTCGAGGGTGTATTTCACGAACTCCAAGGACTGCTGCTCGATGTTCGAGAAGCTCGATTTCTCAAGGTCGCCGATCATGTGGGGCGGGATGCGGAAAATACGAGCGATCTCGTTGATCTGGAACTTCCGTGTCTCCAAGAACTGCGCCTGCTCCGGTGAAATAGAGATAGGCGTGTACTTCATGCCTTCCTCAAGGACGGCCACCTTGTTTGCGTTTGCGCTGCCGCCGAAGGCCGAGTTCCAGCTTTCCCTGACACGCTCCGGGTCTTTTACCACGCCGGGATGCTCCAAGATGCCGCCGGGCGTCGCACCGTTAGCGAAAAACTTAGCTCCGTATTCCTCACAGGCAATCGCCATGCCGATGGCGTTCTTGGCCATCGCAATCGGGCTGTAGCCCACGAGGCCGTCAAAGCCGAGGCCGGGAATGTGCAGCACATCATGTGGCGAGAGCCTGACACGGCTGCCGTCCATCGTGTGTGCCTCATCCTGCGAGGTCTGGTATTCGTAGTAGAGGTGGCCGTCTGCATCGCGGTCGACCGTCATGCGGTTTGGCATAAGCGGATACAGCGCCACGACCTCGCCCTTGCCGTTTCTGATGATCTGCGCGTAGGCGTTTCCCCACAGGAGCAGATGCGTCATGAGCGTTTCCCGGAAGACAAAGGAAGTCATCTCCGGGTTTGGCTCATCGTGCAGGATGAAGTAGAGCGGGTGTTCGGTCGCTTTTTCCTTGCTGCCGTTCTCGCCGTACCGGTACAGATGGATTGGCAGGCCTGCAATCGCCTCGGAAAGAATCCGGACGCAGGAATATACTGCCGTCATCTGCATGGCAGATCGTTCTGTCACAGCCTTGCCGGAGGTCGTCCCGCCGAAGAAGAAGCGGTAGGCGCTGCCGGAGGTCGAGTCCTTGGGCTTATCGCGGCTGCGAAATAGTCCTGAAAATATGCTCATATCCATCCCTCCAATCCGTTAAGGGCTTCCCGGATCACCAGAAAGCCGAGTAGTGAAATCAAAAATATTGTCTTGTCATTAGATAAACAAAATGCCTCTGTCGTCATAGACAGAAGCACCGTTGTCGTTGCCGCACCGGATTGCCCGGTCGAGTGCCATGATCGTTGCGATGGCACCGTCGATCTTCTCCGTGGACTTTTCCTTGTCGGCCTTGATGTTTCCGGCAGGATCGGTGCGGATGAAGATGTTGTCCATATTCCAGCGGAGCACCGGATGGCCTCCGTGGGCGAGCTTTTTCTCAAGCGTCAGCTTCATGAGCTCTTTGGTGGGCGGGCTCATATCCTTGAAGCCCTGACCGAAGGGCACGACCGTAAAGCCCATGCCCTCAAGGTTCTGTACCATCTGGACGGCTCCCCAGCGGTCAAAGGCGATCTCGCGGATGTTGAAGCGGTCGCCGAGGCGCTCGATGAATTTCTCGATGTAGCCGTAGTGGATGACGTTGCCCTCCGTGGTTTCGAGGTATCCTTCCTTTTCCCAAGTGTCGTAAGGCACATGGTCACGCCGGACACGCTGATCCAGCGTATCCTCCGGCACCCAGAAGTACGGGAGGATCACATACTTGTCATCCTCATCCCTTGGCGGGAAGACCAGCACAAAGGAAGTGATATCCGTGGTGGAGGACAGGTCAAGACCGCCGTAGCAGACACGGCCTTCGAGATCGTCCTCGTTTACTGGGAAGGAACAGGCGTCCCATTTCTCCATTGGCATCCAGCGGATCGCCTGCTTTACCCATTGATTCAAGCGAAGCTGCCTGAAAGAGTTCTCCTCACCGGGATTTTGTTTTGCCGACTCGCAGGCGGCTTCCACCTTGTCGATGCCGACCGTGATGCCAAGCGAGGGATTTGCCTTCTTCCAGACCTCCGGGTCTGTCCAGTCCTCGGAAGCATCCGCGCCGTAGATGACCGGATAGAAGGTCGGGTCAACCTTTCTGCCGTCAAGGATGTCCTGCGCTTTCTGGTGGACTTCGTAGCAGATGGTGTTCGTATCGTTTCCGGCGGTCGTGATCAGGAAGTAGAGCGGCTGCATTCTGGCATCACCGGAGCCCTTGGTCATAACATCAAAGAGCTTTCGGTTGGGCTGGGTGTGCAGCTCGTCAAAGACCACGCCGTGGATGTTGAAACCGTGCTTTGAATAGGCCTCGGCGGACAGCACCTGATAGAAGCTGTTCGTTGGCTCGTAGATGATCCGCTTCTGGGAGGCGAGTATCTTCACGCGCCGGTTTAAGGCCGGGCACATCCTGACCATATCCGCAGCCACATCAAAAACGATGGTGGCCTGCTGGCGGTCGGCAGCGCAGCCGTAGACCTCGGCGCGTTCCTCACCGTCGCCGCAGCAAAGAAGCAGGGCGACAGCAGCGGCAAGCTCGGACTTGCCCATCTTCTTTGGTATCTCGATGTAGGCCGTATTGAACTGCCGGTAGCCGTTTGGCTTCAGCGTTCCGAACAAGTCGCGGATGATTCTTTCCTGCCAGTCGATAAGCTCGAAGGGCTTTCCCGCCCATGTGCCTTTGGTATGGCAGAGCTGCTCGATGAACATCACAGCAAAATCCGCCATCTGCTTGCTGTAGTGAGAGGACTCGGCCATGAATCGGGTCGGCTTGTAGTTTTTCAGTTTTCGCATTGGCATGAAAGCCGCCTCCTTCCGGGCAAAATAAAAGACCGCCGTAGCGATCTTGGTATCAGTACGAGAGAAAGAGCCGTGTGGCTCTTGTCTCCCGGAATATTCATTCTCAGGGGTTTTAGTTGTAGTTCTGCAGGAGGATCATGTAGGCCAGCTGCGTCGGCTCATCCTCTGGCTCTATGTCCCAGCCTCTGTCGTAGTTGGCTGTGACCGTTCCGTTAATCTTGATCATCAGCTTGGAAATCCTCCCGCCGTTGATCCCGTATTCCTCGCTGGGCTCCTCGTAGTGCTTTACCCAGTAGTGGCAAACCGTGTATTTTCCTTTGTCCTTTGCATCCGGTATTCCGATTGTTCCTTCGCTCCACATGGTTTACGCCTCCTTTACCGTCATCTTGAAAGCCGGGATCAGGGCGCGGTCGTCGCTTCCGAAGTGGGTGTAGCGTTCCTTGACTCTGACGATGCCGTCCAAGGTGCAGCCGAGCTCCTCGAAGCGGGCGATGGTCTCGATCAGGCTGGAGAAGGTGGAGCTTATCGTGAATTCCTTCACTCCCAGCTTCCTGCAGTCGGAAAGGATCGCCTCGATGTCGTCGTCCCAAATGACCTCGGCGAAGTTCGGCAGGTCGTTTCCGGCTTCCTTGCTGTAAAGGTAGGCCTGTCCGAGTGTCCAGTGGCATCCGATCTCGTCCCATTTCATTCCGGGCTTTGCGTTCTCAATGGCTTCGATTGTGTACTTCATGGTGGTTTCCTCCTTGTTCTGCGTTCCTTTTGGTATGTACATATATCACTCTGAACGCCTGTAATAGCAAGTTAATTCGGAGAATATATGTGACAATCCTTCGGGAATATCCGAGGCCGTAATTGTGTAGTTTACGCCTCGCCGGTCAGGATGAATTTTGCGTATTCCGACCGGTGATCCTCAAGGTAGAGAACCAGCTCGTAGAAGTCTCTCTCGTAGGCCAGCCGCTGGACGGCGGTTATATCAAACATGTTTGTAAGGCCGGTGTCCCGGATGGCGAGAATCTGCTCTTTTATTTTTTCATCCATCTTAGTCCACCACCTTCCTGACAAGGTCGATGCCGTAAATCACGTTCAGGCCGCAGCCGTTATCCCAGTTCACCATAAGGCTTCCGGTATCATCGACACCCGTGACCGTTCCCTTGGTGCCGATGGGTGGAGCCTGTACATCGTCCATCTGAAGAAGCTCCACGCGGGTGCCTGCCGGGTAGCGCAGGCGGAGCGCCTCAAGCTCGTGCTGCTTTATCATTCGCATGCCGCCACCTCCTTTTCCGGTGCGCCGTTCTTCCAGCTGGAGTTGCCGGAAAGGTTCTGAAGGAGAATCTTGCGCTCGGCCTTGTACTCGTTTCCGATGAAGCCAAGCCGCAGGAGGAAGCAGCGGAAGGCGTATTTCTCGTTGTCGACTTCCTTTTCGGTGGCGCTTACCCGCTTCAAGTCCTTACTCATCTTGCAAAGGGCTGCGATGAAGTGGGTGTAGGCATTGACCGCTTCCGGTTCCGGCAGTTCGGAAAACCAAGGGAAGGTGATCTTGTCCTCTGTGACCTCAATGCCAAGGTCGTCAATGCCGAGCGCCTTCTTGATGAGGCTTTCCTTGGCGGTGAGTAGGTTGGTGAGGTTTCCGACCGCAGCCTTCTCCAGCGGGAGGCTGACCGTAAGGCCGGTGCCTTCATCTGTTTCCGGTTCTTCTGCGGTGGCTTCCTCGTTGGTGCTTTCGATTTCCTCAGCCGGTGTGAAGCCGTCCGCGATGAGGTTGTGGATCAGGCGCTCCAGCTTGTCTGCGTCCTCGCAGGTGACGCCGCCTTCCTTGTCGACCGTGATGTCGCCGATCTCAAAGGCGCAGGTCGGCATGAACTTGTAGATGGCCTTGTCGCCGGTGAGCTCTGCGATGGCTGCGACCAGTGCTTTTCTTTCTTTTCCGGTTACATTGTAGTTTGCTTTCATTGTGTGTACCTCCGTTTTTCAAATGTGGTTGTTTGCTGTGCCTTTCGGCATGTATATACATCACTCTGAAAGCCTTATATAGCAAGCGTTTTCTCGATATTTCAAAGGAATATAATCGACAAATAAACAAGACAGAAATTGTGTACTATACACCTGCCGTCGGAGAGGTTTCGACCTCTTTTGCCAGAGCGGAGTAGTAGAGCTTTTCGCCGTTTCTTACTACATACACATTTTCTGTATCACCGGTATCCTCCACATAGCGCCGGAGAATG